GTATCTTGTCCAAGATATAATCCACCTTTAGTTTTTTCTGGCATTTTAAATGGCAGAACAACTAATCTCCATCCAGTTGGTTTAGGTAATTTATTTGATTCTTTTGTTTTAAGACGTTCGTAACCGTCTGATTCTTTTTTTGCTTCTTCGTCGTATTTATTTAATAGTGCCGATTTAACTTTCGGGTTTTCCGAAGTCGATAACGTTTTCTCTTTCAGTGTCATTTTTTTGCTCCTTTGGTTCTAGCAGGTTAGAGATTTCCTGTGATATTTTTAAATAGGCATGTGCCTGTCCCATCATATACTTGTATTTTTCCATATTGTCAATAGCACCACCTATCATGGCATCTGCTATATCTTGATAAGACTCTTTAAGATGTTTTTGTACTTTATGAATTATTACTGTTTCTTCGTTTAACATTTTTCTTTCTCCTTTTGTTTAGTAAATTTACTCTTGAATGCCAACACCATTCAGTCATTCTTATAGCACCTGTTTCAACAAATGCAACGGCATCATCTAAAAAACCAAAAAATCTATATACTAATCTATCTAACATTTCCAACGTCTTCTAGCTTGTCTAATTCTAGAATTAGGATCGTTTCTAGTTTTAGCAGAAGATCGTTTAAGTTGTCCAAGTGATCTTGCACAATATGACTTTCTACGTTTAGCAGCTGCTGAACCTTTCTTGACTTTACCAGTCACGGCTGTTTTTAATTTTGATCCAGGATTCGCTGCTCTATAAGCTCTTACACCTTTAGCAGTCATACCGGCACCAGATTTAGTTGGTCTATAGTTTGCGCCTTTACCTGTAGTAGTTTTTCTAATAGGGTTTTCTTTTTTTCTCATTAGATTTTTTGCATCTCTGGACTAGTTGATAAAATATTTTTTTCTGCTCTAGGTCTTGCAACAGAGTCTTTACTTCTTTTTCTAAGTTGTGCAATAGCAGATTCTTTTAATGCTTTTTCTTTTTTTAATCTTTGTAAATCTTTTTCTAAATTCATTACAGCATACCTTTATAGTATTTAGCATATGAAGGATTGTTTAATTTAACTCCACCATACTCTGAGTTAATTGCTGGTCCAGTATATCCACCCATAGCTTTCTTAGTTCTTTTTGTAAATGTTGCAACGTTAGTTGGTTTACCGCCTGGATTACCTGCAGCTCTTTTTCGTTTGACAGCACTCGCCTTTTGCGACTTTGTCATTCGTGTGGCTTTTGCAAGTGGTACGCATTTTGGATACTTTCGTTTCGACCCTTTCGATCTCCCGCACGGCTGATATTTGCCGTCCTTCTTTGGAGCTCCAATGTCGACCCATTTCTCCTGTACCCATTTTCGAAGACCCATTATGCACAGCCCATTCTTTTTCTTCTAGCTAGTCCACCGCCATGATATCCATCACGCATCATTCCGCCACCCATAGCTTTTTTTCTTTTTCCTTTTTTACCACCGGGTGTAATTTTACCTGAACAAACTCCTGATGCATACATGTTTGCATATGCGCTTGGGTAGACTTTAAATTTTCTTTTGGCAGCTGCTTTGCCTTTTGCACAAAGTTTAGCCATTATACTTTACCACCTTTTTTAAAGTATCCCATTTTAGCTACAACTTGAGGAGCTTTCTTTTTTAATTTAGCTAACCCTGGTTGTTTTTTAGGATCAATCTTTTTTTTACCTGATTTAGTAGTTCCGTCTTTATACATCATTCTATTTGACATTCCGCCACCCATCATTTTTTTTCTCATTATTTTTTTCCTCCGTTTCTAAAAATTTGTGTACCCTTTATACCATATATGCTCGCCACGACAAGAATCCACAAATTTGTGAACCATGACGGGAGCTGCGAGAACATATCAAAGAACAATTTTACTTTGTCCATAGCGGATGGGTCATCCGATACGACTGCCCAAGCAAGCACCAACACGGGCAAACTTAAAATTATCAAAACGGCCTCGTCCTTCCAGTCCGATTGTCTAGCTTCTAAAAGTTTTCCCTGGTACTGCTCTTCACCTTGGGCCATTTTAGTAGCATGCATTAACTGTGCATCTGACATTGCCATTTTCGTTCTCTGCTTGTTAGCGTAAATCTTACTTCCAGCAGAAACGGCTAGTTTAATTGCCGATAACCACATATTAGATCCACTTAGCTTTTCTAGATTTTTCTCTAAGCATTCTTTTAGTTCCTCTTACTTCAACTTCTTCGCCTTTTGCGATTTCATTGAAAGAACCATCAGCTGTAGTCTTAGATCTAGGGTCAATTTCAAGATTCATTTTGTCTTCTGACGGAATCTCAACAATTTTATCTAATTTTTCCATATTTTCTCCTTATGTATTTTATTTTAACTGTTTTTTTAGTTTTTGTCACTAGCCTTTACGCATAATTGCAACATTTGGCATCATTGAATCAGAACTTGGTAGTGTTTTTGACAGTACAGTCTTTTCAATTGATGTGTCAGCACGTAATTTTGCTAATTCTTCGTTTTGTTTTAGTTTTTCGTCCTGATTTTGTTGATTCATCATTGCTTTCATCTTATCAAGGTCCATTCTCTCGTTAGATTCTTTCTCTTTTCGAGCATTTTCTTGTGCTCTAAGGTCTAACTCTCTTGATCTTAGTTTAGCAATTGGATCATTGTCAAATTGTGAAGTAATTTTTTGCTCTTCCTTCATAAATTCTTCCATCATGTCAGCAACTAGTTGAGCTTTTCTTGCTTCAATCTTTTGAGTCATCTGCATAACTTGCATTTGTATCTGTTGTGCCATTGCCGGGTTCTGTTGTGCTTGCATTTGCATCTGTTGAAGTTGTTGCATCTCATCTCTGAACTCTAATTCAACTTGTTCTTGCGCCATTAGACTAATATGTTCAAAAATATTCTTCTCTAATGAAGCCATAACCATTGGATTGTTTCTAGCCATGTTAGTTGCCATAAAATTTAAGTGTGCAGTTATGTGTGATCTGTGATCTTGTCCAGGAAATGCTTTGAAAGGTTTACCACCTAAAGCATCAATGTGTTCTAACGCCGGATCTTTTGGCATTGGTTGCATTGGTTTAATTAAAACAGCATCAATATTCTTTACACCAAGTGCTTCATACATATTTCTATATGCTTGATACAGATTATGCATTTGCGGATTAGATTGTGCCAGTTGGAGTTCCGTTTGCGCGAGGGAAATACGCTGTGTTTGAGAAAAAATATTGGGGTCAGCAACTGGCAATATATCTACCCGATCATCAAAGTCTTGTTGTTTAATCATTCTTTGACCCCCAACTACATCATACGGATATTCTTGGGGTAGATATAACTTGAATACTCTAGCCATGATTCTAAATTCATTTTTCAAAGCTGAGTAAATTCTTTTGTGAATCGCAGACATAGTTCTAGAACCACGCTCTAATAAAGCGACTGTTGTTCCAACTGCTGCTTGTTGATTTCCATCACCAACTTGTAGATCTGCAATAGATGCAAATCTTTGACCTGCATTAACTACAACTCCCATTAGTGATAACAAAGTTTGTGATGGTTCTTTAAATGGTAACATCATAAACGAATCTCTTAAATTTCCACCAGGTGCATCTACATCTCTAAACTCACCAGGTTGAATTGATTGTGCATCATCTCTAATTCTAATACCACGTTGTTTGAATCCAGCAGGTAGATTAGATAAAGTTCCTGCATCTAATAATTGTCTAAGCGCACTTGTTGCAGTACGTGATAAACCACCAATCATATGAATTAAACCAAAACCATAAAAACCTAGTCCTGGTAAAAATTTAAAATGTACAAAGTATTGTATTTTATTTTTTGATGGGTCTCCTACTTCATAGTTTCTTTTGATAGAAAGAATCTCTCGTGACCCTTCTTCTAAAGTTACAATGTAAGGTATTTTAATTCCTGAGGGCTCACCAGTCTCTGGATTCTCATCTTCAAAACCTTCTAGATCTAAATCCACGTGACATTCTAATAATGTATAAACATCTTCTTCTTTTGATTTAGTTGTACCTTCCAACTCTCTTTCTTTTTTCTCAATGTCAGATTCACCTGTAGTTGGTTTTCCTAAATCAATGTCTCTGTAAAAACCAGCGACTTGTTGTTTTCTTAAATCATTCTCTGAAATTTTTATTCGATGAATAATTGCTTCCGCATCATCTAATGAGGTAGCTGTGTACGGAACAATTAAATCATCTGCTGGAACAAATTTTGATACTGCTCTTTGTTCCATGTCATCATAGTAGACTTTTTTAAAAGCAGAACCTGCAAGAGGAAGATTAAATAACATTTGATCAAACTCTGGTTCATACTCTTTCATCTTTTCCATGATTTCATAATTCATAAAATCTTTAACACGTGATGCTTGTTGTGTTTTCTCCGGTGTAGATAAACCAATTACTTGTGTTCTAACTGGACCATCTGCCGGTAATAATTCTTTATAAGCTAATGCTTGAAACTGAGTAACAGCTTCTGCAAGAACTGGGTGTGTTGCACCTGAAGCTCCTTGAAAAGGTTCTGTTCTGTTATTGTATTTAAAACCTAAAAGGTCTAGACCTTGTGTGTAAGTTTTCTCCCATTCTTTTCTAGAAGAAGTGTAGTCCATGTATTTAGAATTTAAGTCTGAAGCTAAACTAGCAAGTACATCATCTGGTAAAAAATCTGCAAGGTTTGCATAATGCTCGTCACCACCTTCAGGTGTTGCAGCAGCTGGATCAAGATTTATATCAACTGATCCATCTTCATTTTCTTGAATATCAACTGGACCAAGAGATTCTTCTTGTGCTTCAGTTTCTTCGATTACTTGTTCTTGTATCTCTTCTCCACTAGGAAGTTCGAATTCTTTTCTGACTTCGTTCGGAAGTGCTTTGTCTATATCCGCCATTTATTTTTTCTCCAGATTGTTTGACTGTTTTAACAGTATTATATGTAATATTCAACCCCTGAGGCGTGGGTCCGGACTCAGGAGGTAATAAGTGTTTCTTTGGGTATTTATTCGTCATAAGTGTATTTCTTCATATCTTCTAGATCTACATCATCTATAAATTCTTCTACGTCTTTTAACTTGCCTTCTGCATCAGGTCTCACGCTTGCTTCATTATAAGTCACGCCTCCGGTTTCAGGGTCCATTTCTAATTCCATCTCATGCTCTTTGTAACCAAACTCTCCTTGGTCATCTACTTTTTTAACTCTTGTTTTTTCACCTTGTTTAGTAACTACATAATTATCTAATTGATAAACCTCTTCTAACTCATCTGCTCTGTTACCTGAAAAACTTTTCTTTCCAAGAGTAACAACTTTAGTAATTAGATCTCCAATAAAATCAGGAATACCATCAGCACTTCTTTTAACTACTTCTACAACTTTAGGTGCAGCAACCATTGCAGGTTTTAAATATTTACCTACTAATGGTATAGATGCAATACCTCCAGCAATCTTCATAAACTTTCTTCTTGAAGGATCATCTGGTCCATCTGCAAAACCTATACGTCCGCCTGCCGCCATATATTGTGTTGGCATTTCTTGACCAGCAAATCTTTTACCTGTTATTAAATCTTTTAAACCACTCATACTAATAGCTCTTGCTTTAGCAATGTCTGCTTCTTGTGATTCTCTTTCGAGTTTTCTTCTAGCTTTAGCAGCTTCAAATTTTTCTTCTGCTTCTTCTCTAGTTAAATCTGATTTAACTTTAGGTGTTTCAAAATCACTATCTAACATTGATTCGTCTTGAGCAATTTGATCAGCCATCTCTGCTTGTTTAACAACTGATCTTGCTTCTCTTTCTTCAGGAGATAGAGCCATTAAATCTTTTGCAGAACCAATTAGATTAGTTCCAATCAAACCATACTCCAAGGCTTCGGCAACAGGTCTACCTGCTTTCAATGCTTCGTAAGTATCATCAACTGCAATGTAAGTTCCAAGTGGACCTAATGCTTTTAAACCTAATGTAAAAAATTTTTTCTTTTTGATATCATCAGGAATGTTTTTTATTCCTTGTGCTATTTGTTCTAATCCTGGAAGTAACTTTGAAAAAACTCTAGGAGCTCCCATTTCTGCTTTTTTTAAAATACCGGACATAACTTTTGGATTTTTTACATCCTCTGCTATTTGAGATAATGGTTTTATATCTGAGGGAACTTTAAAAGAATAACCTTTAGTTTTATAGTTTTTTTGAAAAGCGTTTTGATAATCTTTTGAAAGTTTGGAATAATTAGCAATTGTTTGTTTAGGATTATTTAAAGATACTTTAAATAATTTTATTTTAGGCTGCCCCGGTTTTACATCTTTGTTGAGTTTTGTTTCATATTCAGAAACATTATTATTAAATTTTTTTACTGCCTCATTAATTTTTTTCTTATCACCTGTAGCTATTGCATTTTGTAAACTTTTTTCATCAATTGATTTTTTTCTATCAAATTCATATTTAGTTTGTTTATTTAAATCTGATTTAATAATTTGACCAAAAGCTCCATAAGGAGTACTTCCTCTTCTCACTGATGAAATAGTTCCACCAGGTTCATCTATTGCGTAAGTTTCTCCAAAACCTTCTGGAGTGTGATATCTAATATTACCTCTTGTTGTTGCTGTGCTTTTTTCTCCTACAGATTTACCTATTTTAAGATCTGCGAGTCTTCTCATAGCAGGAGTATATATGTCTTTTGCTGTATCTAATATTAATTCAGCTCCTTTTTTATAAGAAGGTTTAATTCCTTCTACTTTTCTATCACCTAAATAAGCAGAAGCTAATTGTGATACTCTATAACCTACAATTCCTTTATCATTTGTTTTTAAAATTTTTGCAACTGTATTGAAGTCAGGAACTTCTCCTTTTTTAAAACTATCTTTTATATATTGATTATTGTTTAATAATCTTAAATCATCATCAATAATTTTTGTTTGAGGATTTTTTAATCCTCTAGATTCACCTAACTTTTGTATATCTATAATTCCTTCTTTCGTAAAATTTTTAATTGTTTGATAATCAAATTTACCCATCTTTCTCATTTCTGTTAAAGATGGTTTTCTTCCTTTTTCTTTTTTAAAATTTTTTACAAAATTTATAGCTCTGTCTTTAGTGTACTGTACTCTTTTTTCAGTAGGCATTAAATCAATTGGATTTTTTCCGCTTTCTAATGTTGTTTTTCCAGTTCTTATTCTTGTTTTTCTATCTTTAGAAAGCTCTTCAAAAGGTTGACCATATATTTTTTGAGCAATTTTTTCTTGTGTTTTAGTTATAGGTGATTTTTTCCAAGAACCTATTTCTTTATCGGAATAAGAATCTGTTCTAATTCTACTTCGTCTTTGAGGATCTAATTCGTTAAATGGTTTTTTAAATTTTTTTAATGCTTCTGCTTCCTGTGCTTTTGTTGCAGGTTTTACATATCCTGCTTCAGCAAAGTTTTCTCTAGTTTCTGTTTTTGGAGTAGATGGTCTTGTTAACCAAGACATCATTTGATTGTAGTTTGCTATCTTGTTTACTTCAGACATTATAGTCCCATCAAGTAGTTTAGGCCGCCTTGTGCATTATCTTTTCTAGTATTTCTTTTATTAAAATCTTCGAACTCTTGTACATCTTTAGGTCTATCCATTTCATCAGCAGTCTTCACTGTATCTTTACCAAATTTTTTATTCAAAGCTTGTACTAACTTTTGAATCCCTTTTGGTAATTTTGGTAAAGTTCCAACAGAGTAACCTATTCTACCACCCATAGCTTTTTTAACTCTAGCTACTTCATCAAAAACTCTTTCATAAAAATCTACAGTCTCATCTATATCAACGCCTTCATCTCTAGCGTTTGATTTTATTCTTGCAAGTGTAGTTGTAAAGTCATCTGATTTAGTTCCTGAGTACATAATGTTTGTAAGTAAATCATCATCAATACCTTGTTCTAATAAGTCATCAAACATATTAGATCTAACAACTGCACCCATATCTACATCTTGAAATACACCTGTACCTGCATCTTCAACTAAGTCTGCTATAAACATTTTTTGTTTATTATTTTTAGCACCTAACTTATCAATAAAGCCTTTAGCTTTATTTAATTTTCTTGCATTCTCTTTCATAGTGAATGCAGACATTTCTTGTTCAGTTACAAATGGTCTATCTAAATCTGGTTTTGTAGTAACATCATCTACAGTATCAAAATAACCTTTACCAAATTTTTCATCTACAAGATTTTGTACAACATCTTCAGGTGTCTTGTTATATTCAACTACTTCATCAATAGGTTTCTTGGTTCCTGGAGCCTGACTCATGATGCCTTCAGATTTTCCTTCTGGAAAAATAGAAATGTTATCACCTTGAGATTTAATTTTACCTTCAGCTTCTGCTTTAATCATTTGATTTTCGATTGGATTAGGATCTCTTTTTTGAATAGACCTAAAACCTTTTAGTAAAGCATTATATGCTTCTTCAAGTGTTTTATAAATTTTGATAGGATTAGCCATAGCTAGTAATATGTCCTTTGTTGTTGTGGCGTTTCTTCATCCTGGTAGTCTTCAGGGTGTTGAATCAAACCACCTTGTCTAAATCTCATAACAGCTTGGGTCATGGAATCCACTAAATCGTCGTGATCTCCATATGGAAAGGCTGCACATTCTTCGATAACTTCCTGTGCAAAGTCCATATCTTTGGGCGCCCATATTCTCCCTGACTCAAACAGCGGAGAGACACTGTTAACCCTCGTATGTTTATCGTTACCTTTAGAGGGTGTGAAGTTTATAACAGGTATCCCCATTTTCCGCAACTCATAAGTTAGAGGTAGTCCAGATGCTTTAGATTCAACGATTACGGTCTCAGGCTTCCAGTAACCATATTGTTCTAATGCTACTCTACGTAGTTCTGGAAACTCATATCTATCTTTGATTGCATCTAATAATATCAAACATTGTCCACTATCTTCAGTAGGTGTAAACACACCCCAGGTAGTAATTGCAGAGTAATCTGCAGTTTGTTTTTTCATAAACGCTGTATCGTAAGATTGAATAACATGTTCTAGTGGTGGTAAATCTTTCTCCCAATCTTGCCACCATTCTCTTTTAATCATGGCACCTTCTTCACCGGTTGGGTTCTGCATGTATTGTGCATTCCATTTAGATAAAGGTATAGATGCTTTGACCGCTTCTAAATCCTTCAGGTTCCAGTATTCAGGCCACAGGGGTTTTTTGTTTGGTAGGATTGCAGGGAACTCAATTACTTCCCATTGATCAGCTTTAGGTTCTTTTTGTGCTTTAATTAATCTACCTGCTAAATCTTTTTCATTCCAACGAGTCATTACAATTACAATCGTTCCACCAGGTTGAAGACGTTGACGTGGACCAGATGTATACCACTCATAAGTTCTATCTAATGCTTGAGCATTCATTGCATCTTGTTCAGTATGTGGGTCATCAATAATCAAGAGATCGGCACCACGACCTGTAATTGCGGAGCCAACACCAGCAGCATAGTATTCACCACCTTGTTGGGTTTCCCATTTACCAGCAGCTTGAGAATCTTCTTTGAGTCTTGTTTGAAATACTTCTTTATACTCAGCAGAGTCCATAAGTTGTTTTGCTTTACGACCAAACCTTACAGATAATTCAGTTGTGTTAGTTGATTGAATAATTTTTAATTTAGGATTTCTACCTACCATCCAAGCAGGTAATAGATATGATGCAAACTCAGACTTTGTATGTCTAGGTGCCATATTAATAATTACACGTTTAACTTTACCGGTTGCTATATCATTAAATTTTTTAGCAACTTGTTTGTGATGTGATCCTTCAATAAAATCTGGCCAGACGTGTTTTACAAAAGCCATAAAGTCTTCTCTTATATCAGCTTCTTTTTTCTTATCTTTCCATTTAGCCATATACAAAGCTAATTGTCTTTTTACATCAGGTGGTAATTTCTCAAACTTTTTTAACTTATCTATGTCCATAACTCATTCGAAAAAATTTTCTAAAAAATTTTTACAGCTTTAATTTAGAAAGTCCAAAAGTATTTTAAGGCTATGTATTTATGTAACTTAGCATAAATGCATGATACTGGGACCCCTTTATATACATATCTATATATTAATAATAATAAAAATTCAAATTTAGGGAGCGCCCTGGTACCTCTATTGAGGGACCAGGGCAAGAAAGGTTGGTTCTAGTCTAATAGAACCATATATGCTTCAGCATTATGTTGTCTGAACCAATTTATATCCGCTCGGACTTTGTTCCATAACTTTGATGCACCATCGAAACCTTTTTCTTTGTCCTCTAGTGTTGCGGCTAACTCGTTGATGAATAGTCTATCATGTTTGATAGCTTCTTCTTTTGTAAGCATGATAGATTCTCCAGTGAATCTATTCATTCTTTTTTCTGTTTTATTTGTTGTCATATATACCTTTCGTTAATAGGATAATCCTACTCTAATTCGGTCCTATTGTCAACCCTTTTAATGTGAGTTCTTGTATAAGTATTACCACCCCAACCCTCGTGTTCAGTAGTTACTTTCTGATATCCACCACTCTCACGTCTGTGTCTGATAAACTCAATCGGTCGACCTTGTTCGATGTTTTCCATATTAAATTCTAGCCATTCAAACTTACATCTTTGAGAACAGAAATATCTATCCCCACTCGTTGCAGTATAACCCCACGAGTTAGGTGTTTTATCCATATTGGCATATGCATATCTTCCACGAACTATGCCTTTAGATTTTAAAAATCTGTCTTGTGTTGTTTGTTCGTGGCACGTTGGTCCTTGGCAAAAATGTTTATTCGGCATTCCAACTCCTTTTCATTCTTCTCATTTCTGAGTGAAGTTCTTGCATGTGCATTGCACTACAACTATTAACCCAA